TAGACAGAAGTGCAAATTTGCAGAAGCCCTCGAAGTGGGCATAAGTCAAAAGAACCAAAGAGCGGCGAAGCATGTTTGCCTCAGATTCGCTCTCGGTGCGCGAGGAGTCCTTACATTTCGTTGCGCGACATGGGACACTTCGATCATTTCAAGTCGGCTTACCAGGTTTTGTTCAAAGATCAGTCAACCGCGCCTGTGAACCATGTCACTACCATTCGAAGGAGATCATTGGCTGCCCGGTTTCAACTTCAATGTCGAGGAATGGTTCGAGGGCGACCAGTACGAGACGCTGGCGATCTGCCGCTCACTCGAACTGGCCCGCGCTGTATTCGCGGGTCGCGATCGCGGCGAAGCCCGCCGGCTGGTTCATGATCCGCCACCGCATCCGCGTCGTGAAGCGGCACCCGGAGGGCGACTGGTAAGTTCCGGAAAATGAAAAGAGCGCCCAGTGAAGGGGCGCCCCTTCGATGCGGCCATATCAGTAAGGAGGAAGGAGCGCGACGCATTGTCTTGAGCGGGCATGGTGGTGACCGGCGATCAACTAAGGCTAAGGCGGATCAAGATGGTAGCAATCACGGGAGCGACCATGCCAACGACGACGACGACCACCACGGACAGCTTCGTCGTGTAGCCGAACTGCGCAAGCATGATTGCCGCCACCATCACCGCGGCTGCTGCCACCAACAGATAGATGCCGTTTTTTCTCACGGTCATGATTGCCTCCCTCCCTTTCGTGCAGCGCCGATGATCCTATGACGGCGCGTGACCCCCTTCGGCCTACCGCTAAATTTTCGGCTCAGCCTATGAGAGCCTCCACATCGATCGCGTGGGCCGAGCCGCGATCGCGCGCGCGCAGACCCATGGCCATCGCCAGGGCCACGGCGCCGTCCACGCGGAGCCGCGATTTTTCCTTGTCGATTTTGCGATTGCCGGCCGGATCGGTAACAGCGACCGCGTTGCCGACACTCCAATTGAGAATCGGAATGTTTCCATGGATCAATTTGCGCTCCATGATCGCAATTTCAAGCGCATCGATGGCCGGCCCCATGTCTTTGAAGCCCTGTCCCCAGGGCGTTAACCGCAGACCGCCGCCACCTTTTTCGCCGTCCTTGTGCGCTGCCAAGCCGACGCGATCAAATTCGCGCAGCAACTCGTCGCAACGCCAGCGGTCATAGGCGAGACCGCGGATGTTGTAGCGCTCATAAAGTTCAGCGATGAAGGATGCGATCACGGCCGGATCAATGGCGCGGCCTGGGCAGGTGAACAAGTCGCCCCGAGATTGCCATTCCAGATAACGGTGGTCCCCGGAACCAAAATCCCGGAAAGAATGCTCGCGCAGGGTTTCTTGCGGCTTCCAGAAATATGATTGAATTCGCGCCGGATCGCACGCCGAGACCGCGACCAAAGCAGTTAGATCAACCGTGCTGCTCAAATCGAGTCCGAGGTAGACTTCTTCGTTCTCCTCGATCTCGGCCGCGCCAATGCACGACATCCATTCCGCCCGCGAGATGAGGCGTGAGACCGGCGAGATTCTTTGGTTCAGTAGGAGGTTTCTGACCTTCGGCTCTTCACTGGGCAAACGCTTCGCCTTGCGGATCTGCGCGGCCAGATCCTCATAATCACGAAACGAACCCAATGCCGGATTGGCCTTTTTCCACTGAGCTTCATCGTCGAGGTCGCAGCCTTCGTCAGCCGCGTGCAAATGGCACACGATCGAAGGGTCGGTGCTTGAGACACCATCGTCGATCAGGCGCGTCAAGGTATGTTCGGCATCGTTCGACTGCGTCGAAATGATGATAAACAACGGCTCGGCACGAGAACCGAACGAGGAATCGAGAACGTCATACAGATCGCGATTTCGAGCTTGCGCCAGCTCGTCAAAAATGCAGACGGACGGCGACAGGCCGTGCTTGGTCCCGGCCTCTGCCGAAATCGCGCGATACAACGAGCCGCTGTGGCGCGCGATCATGGTTTTTGTGCTCGGAATTATTTCGACCTTGTCCAACAGCTCCCAGTCCAATTCAACGATCTGCTTTGCAAACTTGTAAACAATCGACGCTTGTTCTCTATCGTTCGCGGCGGAATAAATTTCGCCGTTCATGATCGATTCCGGTCCGACAAGATGAGCGAGCGCGATCGCAGCAATCAAAGCCGTTTTGCCGTTCCGTCTCGCGACAGAGAGAATAGCACGCCGCACCACGCGCTTGCCGTCGCGATGGGGCTCGTAAATGTCTCTGATGAAAGCCTTCTGCCACGGCTCAAGTTTAAACCGCTTGCCGGCACCGTGACCGGACGGCACGATGAGCATCTCGATAAAATCGATGACCGCCTTGGCGCGCGCCTTGCCCTGTGCCGTGCGTTTAACCGACGAGGAGCGGGCCAAACTTGCTCTCCGGCGCGCTGCCCTTAGCGGCGCTGACTCGTGAGCGGGCGGCGGGGGTAAGTCCGAATTCGGCGGCATACTTCACCATTGCGGCTGCTGCATCGGCTGCGATCTGAACAAGTGGGTTGCGGCGCAGGTTCCCCTCGGCGGTCTTGACCACAAGGCCATGCAGCGCCAGATCGTCGGCGGCGATGGCGGCCAGCGCTTCCTCGGCCGTCCGCCAACGACCATAGGCAGAGCAATAGGCGGCGAGCGGCTGCAGGTCGACGACCGTGAGCAGTCCCAGCCGATACAGCTCCTCGGCGACGCGGTTCCACTCCTCGCGGGCGTAGAGGTCGAGGATGTCGGGCGCCTCGGGCACCTGTGGCGGCACGGTAGGCTCAGGCTCGGCGCGAATCCGTTGCTTGCCGGGGTCGCCGCGGATGATCTTCAATCGAGTCGGGGTCGGTCGAGGTCCGGGCATGTTCGCCTCCAATCATGCGCGGCGGAAAGTATAACTTTTCAACGCCGTCAGTACCGGCCTAAAGCTACGCGCTGGCGGAAAACGGAACTGGATTGGGGCTACTGGGAAACGGGGTACTAAATATTACTATGGAAGTAGTTGCAGAGGTACCAGGAACGGTAACAGTAGACCGCAGGGCGAGTGTTACAGCTGTAAGTTTCCCCGATATCCCCAAGGCGTTAAAACTCTTAAACGGCAAATTCTGAGTCGCTGGACTCCCACTAGCAGTGGAAAGACTAAACGTATCAATTTGAGAGACTATATTCGCATCAGCATTGGAAATTTCCGCACCACCGACCACCGCAGTCAAGCCAGTCAGAACCGCAACCTTCTTGAAAGAACTGAGCTCGTGCGTTATCTTGAACCCCCGATGTCGCCTAGCCACCTAGCTATCATTCTCGCTCAGAGTCAAACAGAGAACTCCGGCCTATATCTTTCGATAGTATATCGTTCGGTAGATACGTGGTCGCCATGGAGTTTCTTAAGTGGCTGATCCGCAGGAAGCCGCGCGCACGATATTCCGTCAGCCGCGTGAGGCGCTCGAACCTGGCGCGTTTGCACTCAATATGGCTGAGCGATGGGCATTGGAGCGAGCCTGGAGCCTTTCAGCAGATCGCTTTCGCCTCACTTCGTTCTGGTACATCGATTACATTCGGCAACACGTGCCCGGAGAAAGAAAGACGCGCTACACGGTGCGGCTCGCCCAGTCCGAAAATTATGGAATTGCTTTCGGCCCCACCTCAGGGCTTCGGGACACCGATCAAGCTCTCGTCGGAGAAGACATTAGGAAGATCCTGAAAGACCGGCAATTTCACGACGACATCGAGCGGACGGCCTTGGTCGATTTGGTCATCGGGCACGTCTCGGCGGCGGCCGACCATCAAGTGATCCTCGATCAAACGCTGCGCGATAAATATGCGCTCAGGGCGCGACTGTTTGTTGACGAATCCGACCTCATACTGCGGCGGAAGGGCTTTGATGCGATTAAGGGAAGCAAATCGCGCATCCTCGTCATCGGGGCGACCGCCGGTATAATTGGTGCGCTCGTCGATCGCGGGTTCGAGGTCACGGCGACCGACATGGCCCCGGACGTGGTGGGCGAGAAGCTCGGCGGGGTGACGGTCTGTGACGAGACGGAGAATGGCAGGCTCATCAAAGCGGCCGATCTCGTCATTATCACCGGCATGACGTTGCCGAACCGAACTCTTCCGATTCTCATTAGGGCCGCGAAGACTCATAACACGTCGACAGTTATATGGGCGATCACGGGTAGGAATTTCGGACATTATTTTACCGAGCAGGGCGTCGACTGTGTGATTTCTGATCCTTCGCCTTTCCTCATGCTGCCCGGCCCTGCCACCATCGAAATTTGGCGAAGAAAATCTTAACGGAGAAAGCTTTCTTGGGCTAGGACGGCGTGGCCGTCTGCTAGCTACTTTCCGGCGCAAAATTGAGGTTGTCGGCGTCGTGGTCAATAGCGCCAGGCAAGGCAAAACCCGCCGGGGGTGA